TTTTGCACGGGTAGTTTCTGCAGCAAGATTATCTGTTAACGTTTTCTCTGCTGCTTTTGCACGGGTAGTTTCTGTACTAATTGCAGTAGTATTTTTTGCAATTGCATCAGCATTAGTTTTCTCTGCTGCTTTTGCACGGGTAGTTTCTGCTGTGATTGCAGTAGTATTTTTTGCAATTGCATCAGCATTAGTTTTCTCTGCTGCTTTTGCACGAGTAGCTTCTGTACTAATTGCAGAAGCATTTTTTGTAATACGTGTGTTGAGTGCAGACTCAGACTGTTGTGCACGTGTAATTTCACTATTAATTTTATTATCGAGTGCTATAACTTCAACAATTGTTGTATAATCTATTTGAGAAGACTGCTCAATAGTAATATCTTTGGCCTTTATAATTGAATGACTTTCAACAGGCATTTTAATATACCCTGTATTGTCTACACCAAGTAATTTAGCAAGGTCAGGGTAATCTGTGCCTATTATCTGTGACTGTTTAACAGATATATCAAGCCAACCGTCTGGTATATCGCGTAAACTACCATCATCATTAGCTGCAGACCATCTTATGATAGCACCTACAGGAAGTGTATTGTTTGCAATATCTTGAGCAGTAATAAAATAGGTGTGAACATTGTTACCGTCAGTGTCTTTTATAACTATTGATGGCCGTTTAGCAAATACAAGCCCATCATGTGTACTATCACCTATAACAATTTGTCTATACACTTTGCCATTAGTCTCAGTAGTTACAACCTTCAAAAGGGTGCTACCTTCTGCATCCATATAGTTATCAGCCCACAACTTGCTCAAGATGAGATTATCGATAGCCGTAATCGATGAAGCATTTGTGCCAATTGTAGCAGTTGTAATTCCTTCAAGCATTCCAGAAGGTGTAGTGTAGCCAACTTCTCCAACAGGAATGAAGTTTTCACCACATGCTCTGAAGTCAGTATTTGAATATGTGGTGCTGGAAGAAGCAAGTCCTTTAGAAGATACTGCTACATAAGTATGTTCATTACCTTTATTGTCTGTACCAAGTATAAGATGGAAAGCAAGGTCTTCCCAAGTACCAGCTTTTTTTGATACGTGAGCAGTGAGTGAGCCAATATGATTTTCATCTGTTTTTGTTACTGTGAAGTCAATAATTGCGTCAAACGGGTTTGAGTTCACGTACTTTATATAAGCACGACCTGCTTTATGTGCATGCTCTGCATTTGGTGCATCTGTATCATCAGACCAGTCAAGTGAAGTACAACCAAGAATATAAACACCATTTGTATTAGTATCAAGACTACCAGTACCTGCAAATGGAGCAGAGAACTTTGCCCATTTAGTAAAATCAATTACCTTATGTGCATGTAGCAGACCAACAAAGCTATTGGTTGCCTGTACAATATCAGCAATAAGTAACTTAAATGTACCATCTGACAATTTGTTAATTGCAGATAGTAGCTCTTTATTGAAGTCAGCATTAGTAGCATATTTATTAATATCCAAAGCATCTATACTCTTTTTGACTTCAGAAGCAGTTTGAAGTTTATCTGTACTTGATGCTTTGTCACTTACAGAAGTGCTTGGTACATACTTTGCAAGGTCTGTTGACTTTGCAAACTTGCCTTCAATATACTGTGTAAGTGCATTAACAGCATTAGACAGGTCTGTATAAACCTGTCCATTGATGCTTGTAAGAGCTACCGTACCTATTTTAGAGCTATCTGCTTTAGTAGTAATAGTAGCTTCAAGTTCATTTTTAATAGCATCAACATACGATTTTATAGCATGAACTGTGCTACCATTAGAAGTAGCAAGTTCATTAATATGTTGAGTAAGTTTTATACTAAGCTCATTATAAGCAGATATGAGGCTAGTTATATCTTTTGTTGAAGGTCCAGCAGCACCCTGTGGACCATTAAACATGGTAAACGTGCTCATTAATTACCCCCATTATTCTTTGTTGGTCTTTGCAGCAGGTTTTTCTTCTTTCTCGTTATCTGCTTTTGCAGCAGGTTTTTCTTCTTTAGTTTCAACAGCATCTTCGAGATGTTGTCCATCAGGTGTTTTAAGGAATGCTGGTATCTTATAGCCAAGCAACATTTCAGCATCTTCACGGTCAATATTGTCTGTAATTGCCAAGTCAGTAATAATAGTCTGATATAATGGTGAACGACGCTGATTGTCCATCATCATATTATTCAATGTGTTTTTGCTAAGTCTCATAGTCTTACTCCTTAGTCTATTAAATTTTCAGGCTTTTCAAATCTTAAGCCTGTTCTTTGTAAAATATCTACAATCTCATCTTCACTAGCAGCTTGGTCATATAACTGACGCGCTTTTAGCAAAAGACTTCTTTGATTTGGTGTTGCTTTGTTCAAATGATTACTGTAATAGTTACCATTACCGTCAAAGTAACTTTCCAAATTGTCTATATCATAATCAAGAACATTGTCTACAGTGTCATAGTAATGTTCCTCACGTCCCCACTGCTTACTATTTTCACGCTGTTCCAATGTCTGGTCTTCACGTAAGTCTCTCTTTTGTACAGTCTCACGTATAATTTCCTCACCAGTCTTTTTATCAAATCTGCGTCTACTAGGCTCAGCATTAAAGTAATCATACTTGTTACCTTCACCATGAACACCAGTACCTTTTTCACGACCAAACGGTCTTCCAGTACGCATGTCATTAGTATACTGAAACGGAAATCTAGTATCATGTATACTTCCACGTACGCGAACTAGGTTCCAAAACTCCACTCCAACAGCATGCCTTTCACGACCTGTCTTGTCAGGTGGAGCCATTACATTTGCCTCAGCAAGGTACATAAGAGTACTTGCTACATTAGCAGGTAAATTAAAAAACACACATATATCACCACGGTTACTGAACTCTACCATAAGTAACATATATAATGGGTTATATGTGAGTTTTTTAATATGCCCGCCGGCACACTCCTGTGTAACCAACTGCTTTTGACCACGCTTACTTTCAAAAGCATAGTCAATAAAGTCAGCTGGCGTCTGCACTTTTCTATAAGATTGCTTGCCATTTTCTTTATAAACATCAGACAGCTCTGAATGATGCTCATTAAAATATTTGACAAGTTCCTCATAGTCTTGCTTCGGGAGCATATACACATCACCTGTAAGATTGCTCTTAAGTTGACGTGTCATGTCTGTCAGCCCTTTCTTAAACTCTGACTTGTTCTTTGAGTGACGTTTTTTAGAATACCAATCAGAGAACTCAGGATTAAAAGGTGAAGGACCAACAGGCATTTGTTATACTCCTTAAACAGTCTGCAAATCAGTGATAGGTTCACGCAACTTGACAACAGTGTATGTAAATGGGTACTCTGTAAAGAGTGCTCCCATTTCGTGCATTGCAACAGGTACAACATTTTTCGGGTGACGAATGTTGTTACCATTATCAAAGCTAGCAAGACGTCCATCACGCAGTGTAGGTGCACCAAATGTAATACGCTGTGACAAATCCATCTTGGCAAGCAGTTCATCCGGGATAGGCAGGTCCTGTATTTTCGGCGGTGCTGACTTACCAAAGGTCTCATGAATGTAGTTGTCAATTTCAAATGTTGCGTTATCCCAGCAATTGTATGACAAATCATTCTTAGGTCCAATGATAATTACATCAGTAGGCATGTTAAGGTCTTCTACAACCTCTTTAACTACCTGATTACCAATCTGATAATCAGTAGATTTTACACCACGCTGATAAACGATTGCACCTTCAACAAAGTTATCACGAAGTACCTGAACAGAGTTACCTTCCTCATATCCAAGTGCTACACGAGTAACAGGGTTCATCCAAATACCAATGTCAGCGTACGGTACAGTTGCCTTTGTCAAGAATGCACCACGCATAATAGCATCGATAATATGTTCACCATCTTTCTGAAGAATGAAACCACCAGCCTGCTCTGTTGAATAACGAAGGCGGTTAGCCTGTCCACGATAAGGTAAATCAAGACCAAGACGTGTTTCCATATCAGCAGGGTTGGTATACCATGGGAACAGGTCAGCGATACCTTCCATAGCACCTGTTACAGCATTTGCGCCTGATGTGTAAGCACCACTACCAGTGAACTGGTCATAGACACCTTGGAACGGACCTGAATTAACTGTAAGAGCAGACTCATTCCAGTTACCAAATGTATCGGCAGGCATACCAACAATTTCACGGTTCTGCGCAACTTCAAGGAACTGACCATCTTCCCATCTTGATACAGCTGTTCCACAAGGAAGCAGTGAAAGTTCACCGGGCTGATTGTCAAGTACTAAATAGAGCTCTGCAACGTTAGCAGCACCCCAAGGAGTAGCTTCAGTTGTTTTAATAAGCAACTTACCACGTTTGAAGTTGCTATTAAATACATTAATAGGTGTCTTGATTGTGAATGGGGTACCAATAGTAGGCTGATGCACATTAGCAACAGGGTTGCGTGATGCACCAGTTGAAGGTTTATCAATACTTGCACGTATCTGATGTACAACACCAAAACGTCCATGAATAGCAAAGTTCTTGAACAATGCAGCAACATTGTTGCGAAGAGAATGCATACGTGATGCATAATCTGTTTCAAATGCTGCTTTCTTTTCACGTGTTTCAAGATTAACCATCATATCAACATCGAAGCCATCTGAAACAGAACCATAAGTAGCATGGTAAGTACCATACTCAAGTTCTCCGGGTTTACGCAAGCCGACTGTTTCTTTGAAAACCTGTGAGTTCAAAGAACCACCAGTATTTGTGTTTGCAAGCAGCATGCGATATTCAAATTTGTCATTGAACCTCCACTCACGCTTCTTGCTACGAATAAGTCTGACAATATCAGACTGACAAGGGAAAAGACCATTAAGCAAGTAGTCAGTAATGAATACCTGCTTACTCAGCGCTTCAAGCTGGTCCTGTGTAATAGCCATATTCTATTCCTCCATTATAGCTAATATAAAGTCTGCTTTGTTAAGCAGGTACTTCCTAGTATCTTCTATCAAGAAGAGCTCCAACGATGTTGCTGAACGTGCGCTGCTTATCTGTGTCCTGTTTATTATGACGGGCACATGCTGGGTAGTCACAGCCTCCGGTTGACTCTTCAAGTTCACCTTTATCTTTACCAACAGATGTCTTGTCACTGTCATCAAGACCAAGTTCATCTTTTACTGTATCGATAGCTTCTTTCTCTTCAGCAGGTGAGTCAGCTGCTACTACAGCTGTATCAATGTCACCGTCACCTGTAGTGTCTGCCGTGTATGTATCAATGTCACCGTCACCATTTACATCAGACTCATTTACAGAAAGTTCTGGCACTTCTGGTGCTTCATCATTGCCAACGTCATTAAGAAACTCTTCAAATGAAATGTCAACATTTTCAGGTAGCATTCCAAAGAGTTTGTATTGGTCCTCTATCGAAAGTTCTTTGATTTTCATTAGTAGCCTCCTTGACATGCTGCCAAAATATTATTAGCAATTTTTGACTGTCGTCTTGCCTTCATTTTACCAACAAGCTTTTTCATACTTGCATCAGACAGTGTATATATCTTCTTAATATTAATATCAGAAGGTGTACCAGTAGGTTCAGGTGGTACTTCACTCTGTGTTGCTTCAGGCGGTACTTCACTCTGTGCTGCTTCAGGCGGTACTTCACTCTGTGTTGCTTCAGGCGGTACTTCACTCTGTGTTGCTTCACTCTGTGTTGCTTCAGGCGGTACTTCACTCTGTGCTGCTTCAGGTGGTACTTCAATTGCAGGATTACTCATTTCAGGTGGCATAATAGTAGTTGCTTCTGGACTTGCTCCTGACTGTACAAGAGCAGTCTGAATTGAGTCTGCCACTGCCTGTGTGCTCTGTAACTGCTGCGATGTTGCCTGTACAAAGCCCATAAGACGTTCCTGAAGCACAGTCAAGTCATCAACAAGTCCCTGCAACAGTTTACGCAACATTGCTTCTGTTGCTGCCTGTGTGTCTACGTTATGCGCACGTAATTGACCAAGTAACATTTCACCGAGGCCTTTGTCATTACCAAACCAATTGCCATAATCCTGCATAAGATTATCCATTGTAAGCCAAGGTGCAGATGCAGGTGCAGATGTCTGATTTTCCTGTTGAATGTTTTGAAGCCCCTGTTCAAGTTCAGGTAGTTCCATAATTAGCTCCTTAATTTATTTTATTTTATATCATATTATTTGTTTTGTAAATATACAAAATAATAATATACCGACTGTTTTATCTAGGTAACATTTTACCTAGATTATGGCTCCTATTATCTTCTCCGGGCTTTTTGTTTTCCCAGTTCTTTAAGAATGTATTAATAGAATGCTCAGCACAATCTTTATATTGGTCATCAGGCATTTCACAATTATGCTTCATACACCAATCTTTTGCTTTAATAGCAATACGAACTTTAGCAGCATTTGACATTTCTGTACTGTGAAATACTTCAGGTGAAAATTCTGTACGCATATATACTTGTATTGCATTAAGTAATTCAGAAGGCATATTTTCTTTATGTTCAAACTTTTCACGTGCTTCTGCAATCATAAATAATCTCCTATATTAGGTGGATTGACATTCTCAATACGTTTCCAAGCAGATTTATCACGGTCAAGGAATGCCTCAAATGCAAACTTAGCTTCAGCAAGTTCTCTTTGTACACCCATAATATTGCTTTCATTAAGCGCTGAAAATTTATCTGCTAAACGTGCTACAAGATAACGATACATCTCAGGTATCGGGTAATCAAGCAATGTGTCAGGTGTCCAACCTAATTCTTTTACTTTAGGTGTGTCATCTGTATCAAGGTCATTCCAATCTTTAATACAGACAGACATACCTGTCTTATCATTCCAGTTACATTTTACATATTCAACATTTGAGTTACGACCTGTAAATGCAAATGGGTTATATATATTGAACTGTTTGTCAGAGTCAAAGAAACCTGATAAATGTTCTTTAGTTATACTATGCTCATATGTTACAAATATATAAGGGTAGTCACATGAAATATAGCAGATATTCCATTTGCCGTCTTCGTCATCTTCCATAGGTGCTGCAGTAAGCATTTCAGTAATATCTTCCGTATTACCAGAAAACCTATGTTGCATTGTCCATTTAGTAACAGATAATATATCATCTCGTGTACATGAAGATACATCAATTTCATTGTCTGCGCTATTATATCCAATCAACTTGAACAGATTAAACAAATTATTACGAACAGTATCCAGTCCGTCTTCATACAGTTTAGGGTCACGGTTATGATGAGTAAAAAATACTTGTGGACAAGCAGGCACATAATATAACCATACTGTCCTGCGAACTGCATCTGGACAATATAAGTCAGTGCCACTTATCTTGTATGTACAAGGAGCAGTCATATCAGTTACGCCAGATGAACGGAAAATAAGTCTGTCATAACCTATTGGTGACTGTGCTGAATATACTTGTACAGAGTTCTTGACAAAAGGTGGAATTTTAGTGAGCTCTTTTGTCAAGCGAACATTCACACCATAATAGCCATCATCAATACAAGCTATGCGGCTATAAATATCAGACCAAGCATAATTAAGATAGCTCAAGCAATCGGAGAAAGTATAGCTGTTTAAAGACTTAGTCTGCGCCAAACGCATAGCATCTTCAAGTGCATCAGAAGCATAATGTCTAGTATCTACTTGTAACATTTATATACTCCTTAAAAACCGTAACCACCAAGGTTGTTCATAAAGTTAGAAGATATGCCACCAACTGCACCATTAAATATACCAGTACCAATACTAGTAATCATATTCACAAGAGGTACCATTGCTCCAAAAGCAAGAGCAGATGCTTCTCTTGGATTATTAGCAGTATCTATTACTGTCTGAATATTCTGCCAAAGTGCTTGCATAACAGGTGAAGGAACAGCACCACCGCCACTAAGATTAGAATATACTTGTGCATATACATATCCAAGTGAGCGTATTTTAGCAAGTACACGGTCACGAATATCAAGGTCAAGTTCACGTGCAAACTTTGTCATATAACTAGACCAATATGCTTGCCAACTACCTGCATACTCCTGTGTGAAAGCAGTATTTTGCATAAAACGCTGCAGATTTATATTGCTTTGAGACTGATATTTTGCAAGCTCAGAGCGTGCTCTATCTGCCATTTTCTGCAATTCAAGTGAGTAGTCTTGTACATTTTCAGCACGATTAATTTGTCTCTGTCTTTGCAGTGTATCAAGCTGACGGTCACGTTCCATCTGTCTTGTTTCTTCTGTCCCAATAGGCTCCCATCTTTCATTAGTGCCACGTTCACCTTCATAAGTATTACCACCACGTACTGAACGATAACCTGAAGTGCCACCAATATAATGTTTCTGATTATTGACAGCATCTGCAATACGTGACATAGCAAGTGTCCTACCAAAAGAACGATTGTTGAGATTGCCACTAGGATTATGCTTAGCAAGGTTCCAGTTCCAAAATTTATAAGCATCGAACCATTTCTGTGGGTCATCTTGCCAATCATTATGTATTTCATTCTGGTCACTACTATGTGTATCAAGGTCCTGTTTTTGAGCAGACCTATCATACATATTGCGTACTTCAGTAGCAGACTTATTCTTATTATTACGCTCATCTGCAGGTATCTGTGATATATTATTCATTTCACCTTTTCTATGATAATCAGAACCGGTTGACACTGTAGAAGCATTGTCTGCTGGAGTACTATCTGTAGAAGTATTATTTACTGGAGTACTATCTGGCCCAAATAAATTGAATATAGGTTCTTTTAATTCTTTCTTGGCCATTGTTATTTACCTCCCTTATTAAGATGTATGGCATCAATATTCTGCTGTATCTGGTTCATGCTATTAAGAATAGTTGCACCTTGAGAACCAGTTACCTGTTGAGAATAATTATTAATCATGTTATTTAATTTATCCACTTCTACCTGTGATAAAGGATTAAGTGGATTTGCCTTATATGCTTGTAAAAATTCAAGCATTTTTCTTGGGTCACTTTTCCAAGAAGCAATGATACTACAAATCTTATCCCATTTGTTTATATGGTCATTATAACGTATCTCAGAAGCAGATATAGCTTTCTGATTTGCATTGTTATCAGGAATAGCATTATATACCTTTATCTCGAAACGAATATAATCAAGCAACTGCTGTAATGTCTTGACTGCAGTAATAGGTGTTATGCTTGCAGGATTTATTTTTGCTGTTTTTTTAGCATTGTCAACAGCATGATTAAACATTTCATGTATGCCACCACCTATATTACTTTCAGTATTCCAAATGCGTCGTGCCATATTTGGAGTATTCTCTGCTTCACCAAAATCAAGACTGTGAACAATAGCAGATAATGAAGAACCTTTTTCATAATGACGTGCTATATCAGCAGCAAGTTGCACAGCTTCAAATGCTTCAACTGGATTATTTTTTGCCATTGACTGCATTTGTTTTTTAGTAGCATTTACACCCAAAGACCTATTACCAAGTAACTGCCATAAGCGGTCTTCTTTCTGTTTAATAGAGTCTTCAGTGTCTATACTGGTAGTATTTACAAGAGAGAAAAAAGGGTCAGATTTTAATGGATTTTCAGTACTCTTGTTATTATCTGCCATTTAATTTATCCTCCAGTTCAATTACACGGCGTGACAGCTCACCTATAACACCAGCGTTCACAAGAGCTAGCCTGTTGCCATCTACTACTTTTGTACCATCTGATGTTTCTTTTACACAGTCAGGGGCTACTTTCGCAATATCTTGTGCCATTGGTCCACGGTGCATTTCTTCAGTGTCAATTGTAGGGTCAATACTTTTTGCTTCTGCTTTATATGTATAAAGAAAATTACGTAAATTGTCAGCGTATTCCTGCACCATATCATCAGACCAATCAGCAGTATCCCCTTCAAAAGGATTAAGTTTACCATTACCAGACCCCATGATATATGCAACAGCTGAGAGTTCATCTTCAGTCAAAGGCTCTTTTTTATTGGCAAGACGATATAATGTCTTCTGGTTCAAATCAGAAACTACAAAGTTACCTGCAGCAGATGACAGTAGTTTCTTAAAACCTGTACTTTCGAGAAAGAATGAAAATGTTTCAGCAATAGCATTATTTAACTCTTCTTCTGTTGGCATGGTACACTCCTAATTAGTAGTCAACTTACGACGAGCATCATAAAACTGTCCAGACGGTCGCTCACGTAAAAGCAATTCTGCTTCATTTTCTTTTTCGCGGTTATGCTTTATATCTTTACTAATATCGGTAGCAATAGTATTGACGCCTGTACCAAGTAAATGCTCAATACCACCACGTGCTTTTTTACCTGCAGCAACAACAGGCATAAGTGGCAATGGATTAGCAAAGCCTGGCTGCTGTATTGCACTCGACATAGCAAGTAATGCATCACCCAACAAACTATTTCTTACATTACCTACATCACCAATTGTCTGTACAGTAGTACCAACGGTAGGAAGAACATTGTCTAGCACTGTTTGCCAACCATTACGTTTATAACTACCCATTGCCTTTTTTACTTCATCGTCAGACATTCTAGGCTTTTTATCATCAAACTGTCCATTTAGTGCTTTCTCAAACATACCACCTTGGCCGTCACCATTGACACCGAACAATGTTTCTCTGAATTTTTTTGCTATAGGTGAGTCTGGCTTTTTAAGTTCTTTAGCAAACTCTTTCATAGCGAATTCCATTACAAGTTCCTGCATTCCCATGTGTATCTCCTTACTGACCTAGTTCCTGTACACCTGCAAGAATATTCTTCATTCTTGCATCTGATACTGTAGTATTTTTCAATGCTATTTCATTACTTTCAACTGTTCCTTCATCAGGGTGCAACGATAAATATAACTCTTTTGGGGAGTTATATGTTTTATCACCAATTGTCACAGGTTGCCCATCATTTAATTTACTAGCAATAGATATTGTTGCATCCTCATCAGCGCCATGTAAATAGTTCTGTCTATCTGCTGCATTATCCCAGTTATGTGTTAGTTCAGGATTTTCACCAACAGCTATAGCACCCTGTGGATTTACAAGCTTAGCGTAAGCATTCCATACAGCTTGTGCGTTTGTTTGTGTAGCAGTAGTACCATCTGTTTGTTCTTTACTTTCCGCAGGCTGTCCTTCTGATTTATTAACTGACTCTGTCTGTTTTTTATCTGATGAATTATTACTTGTAACTGAAGATGCACCATTATCAGGTGTACCACCACGTGACAAATAATTAGCATTATTATTATACTCTGTTGTCTGTCGCTGTAACTCTTTCTCATAGTCAGCACGAGAACGCTCATGTTCAGCAATTTGACGTGCGTCATGCATTGCACGCTGGTTCTCAACACCCTGTGCACGTTGCTGGTCACTACGCTGCATGTGTGTATTATAATCAGCAGACTTAATTCCACGTTCAAGTGCAGCGGCACCTGCAGAAACATTACCCATATTATTTACTTTCTGGGCATTTTCAGAAGCAGCTTGAGAAGCTGCATTTTTCTCAGCTTCTACTCTATAATTACGATTTGCAATCTGAAAGTTCTGTTGTGTATTTTTCTGTTCATCACCAGCCTGTTTATCATGAATTTCAGCCTGACGTTCAAGATGAGCAGCAGTTGGATTAGTTGTATCACCAAAGAACTTATTACCTATATAACGGCCAAGTCCACTATAATTACCAGTATCTTCTACACTAGTATCTTTCACATTTGTATTTGAGGAAGATGAACTGTCACTCGTATCATTGTTTGTTTCTTTTTTAGTCTGTTCAGTGCGAACTGACTCAGCCTTCTGGACTTGTTCCCACTTATCAGGTGTAAAACCTTCACCAAACTGATTAAGGTCAGCAGTAGCAATTAATGCAGCTGACTTATCCGATTTGGCTTTATCAATAGTGCTGTCTCTTTTCTGCTTAGCATCTGTTAAAGCCTGATTTATTTCAGCCTGCAAAGCAGGGTTGCCACGACTCTGATTAAATTCACGCTGCAGTCTATTATATTCAGTGATATAATCATCCTTAGCCTTCTGTACAGAAGCATTATAATCAGAAACAATTTTATTTTGCTGTTGTTTTTGGTGATAACGAGCATAAGCCTGCTGCTGACGCATATACTGCTTTTCACCTTTGAGAAGTTCTTTGTTTGTATAAAGATTTGTGCTTTTTGCCATTATCTAGTACCTATATTATCATCAACACTATCAATGATATTCTGATTAATAAACTGCTTATCTGCCTGTCTGTTATTAAACCTATTCAAGTTCCTTGCCATCATTCTATCAGTATACCATTTACCTGAAATATCTGACAATCCGTACTGTGCCTGAATGGCACGTAAACGGTCTCTTCCAGTAAGACCATTAAGGTTACGGTAATAGTCAGCCTTGTCACCAGCACTAGCAATGTCCTCATCTGAGTATGCACCTCTTTGCATAATGTCTTTTATAACAGAAGGATATTGTGCTTCCTGCCCATTACTATACAGTTGCTGATATATCTGGCGTGCAAGATTTGGGTTCTGGCGCTGCCAGATTACAAGAGGAGAAACATTATCCTTGGCAGATGTAGTTTTAACAGGTGCAACTTTAACTATATTACCCTTAGCAGGTGTGGTTTTAACAGGTGCAACTTTATTACTTACATTATTATCTGCAGCTTTATTACTTACTTGTTTTTTCTGTGTTACTTCTGCCTTGCCTTTTTCACTATTATTTATTGCGGTCTGCACAGCATCAGCATTATAACCAGCTGCAGTAAGTGCCTTTTTACGTGCTTCACCAGTACCATATTTACCTGCCCAAACATCAGCAATAACTTTATTATCAGCACCACGTAATTTTGCAATTGACTGTTCTTCAGGTTGCTGTATATTTTTAGATACTGTTCCTGCAGTCTGTTTAGCAGGCTGCTGAACTGTTTCTATCTTGTCTTTATTATTGTTTACTACAGACTGTGTACTTCTAGGATTTGTGCCAGCTACACCATGTATACCCCAAGTATCAGATGCCTGTCGTACACTTCCATCAGGACCAATGAAAGCAAGTATAGTACCATCGGGAGCTACTACAGGTTCTGAAATCTTCGGATGATGTTTTGAAGACGTTGCATCTATTCGAGCTTCACCATTCGGCATAAAGTAACCAATTATAGTACCATCAGGACTTCTAATAGGCTCTGCTATTGTTGGACGATAATTTGTCTGTACTCTAAACATATTTTCCTCTCTATTATAAAATAATGCTGTATAAAATGTACATTGTAAATGTACATTTTATCATATTTCTTTAAGTGACTGAATATCAATCTGTTGGGTTAATTGTTCAGTACGCTTAGTAGTTACTTCTTTGTATTCTACCTGAAGTGCTGATATACAGATATACTGGTCAGACCAAATATGTAAACGTTCACGATTACCGGCGCCACATTTACTTTGATACCTGAAACTATAATATCCATAATTACCAGTCCTTGTAAATAGCTCCTTAGTTAAGTATACATGTACAGGTCTATCTGCAATTACCTTACCACCTGGTGTCATTGTCTCAGCCTGTAGCATGACAGTAGCATAGTTATCTATATCATATAGTCTATCCATTTCTACAGGCCAAGCAAATGTAACCTCCCACTCAAATAAGCAGTCAACTTCATTTGCTATGCCTAATGGTGATGTTACAAGTAAGAATGGATTATGCGTCCAGCCTTTTGGTACAGGTAACTGTACATTATTACCTATATCAACATTAACATGCTCATACTGTGCTTTATATCTACGGAATGGGTGATAATCCTCACGGTGTACACGTTTCCATAGTCCATAATTAGCTTTTATCTGTTGCTGCATATAATCAGAAAATATAAACCTGTTTATTATACAACGGTTAGGCCCCTGATATACTATACCACTGGGTAGACTAATAGTCCTGAACCAAGAAGATGTTTTGTAAATAGTCTCAAGTGGTGGTGGCAATTCACCAATAAACTGCCCACCTTTCAAACGAGGCACAATTACATTGTCTGTTTCATCTTCATCATCAAGTACATTTTTATCAAGGCGTACAAATGTAGCAAGGCATGGTATTACAACTTCCTGATTGACAAAATCATACCTACCATTAATAACAGCCCTGAAACGTTCAATCATATCAACAGCAGAAAGTGATGAGCCACCTGTAAACTGATAATACTGACGTGTTGCCTGTGAATATAAGTATGCTTCATAAGGTGTTGCGCCAAGGAAAGTAAGACCCAAACATGGTACAAGCTCCTGCAGTATGGTAACGCCTTCACTCTGCTGCAAAGAGCATATATACTCATTAGTAAAACGATATTTATTTTTACCAATGGCAAAATCAATTGATATAGGAGATTTATATGCAGACTGCAAATCTCTGTTCTCAGAAGTAAGCGATGTTACACCATCTACAACCGTTAAATTGTATGACGATATTGTTTTCACTACAGCAGGTAATGTAGACACGAACTCACTGAATACAGGTACTGCATAGCGACGTACATCTTTATCTTCACCAATTGTACCAGCTTCAAGACCTCTACCTTCTCCGGGCTGTGTAATAAGAGAATAAATCTTATCCTCACCAAGGGCATCAATAGCAAGTGTCGGGTCAGCTTTGAAATTACCTAAGAACTCATTCTGAGGTAACTTATTACTACGTTTGAACCTATCATTCCTTAAAAAAGCATACTGCCATGTTTGATGATTTTTACTCATACCTGATGAACCAAGCCAAGATATAATACGCTGGCCATAGCCATCAAATGCATGATATACCTTTTCGTCATAACAGCAGTTAAAACCACTATTATTCAAAGCAAGTGCTTGCGGAGTTATTGCCCAAGGACGCAGGTAATCTTTTATAATACCATGTCTAACTTCAATAGCACAATAAGGACTTGCAATACCACAAAAGTCAGTTGATACTACCATATTACTAGGCTCGCCATCAATTAGTTTAGTATCTTTACAAGATACCCATGTTGTCATGCCAACTGAAGCAGTTCTACTGAGTTGCCACTGTGCATCAATAACGTAGTCCTGAAAGGGTGCTGTCGGGAATACAGGTTCACTTTCTCCGATATTTTCATTCTTAAAGTCTATTGAAGGTAAGAATGTATCTGCACCAATAACATATGCCATATTATCAGGCAAAGTAACTTTTGTTTGTTTACCTTTAAGCATAGCAATATAGTATGGTACTTGTCCATCAAACTGCTCTGACACACTTGATGGGACATTTTGAGTCACAAATGAAGGTGTCTTAGAAGATATTACATTTCTTGGTGAACCTGCTGAAAGTCCAAGTTTCCAAGACTTGTTCTGTGTAACAACTTCTACAGACTCATCTGTTATCTGCTGCTGCTGATTACAGCCAAAACAAGGCCACATAAATACTTCAGACTTACTACCATACTTGTGTTTACCCTCAATGTCATAGGCATGTTTTGTTAGCTTACCTGTAATAGTAGAATTAAGCTTTCCTCCTGTCAAAGCATTTATAATAGTAGGTATATTATCAAGTGCAACTTTTGTTGTATACAAAAGTGCATTAGCAGCAGCATAGGCTACTGCATATCCAATTGCTAATGGTGTTGATACAGTACCAATGACTGTCATACCAGCACCAACTATACTAGGTCCACTAACACTATCTAGTTGTGCTCTAAGTGCTTCTACTGCTGCCTTGGCAATACCATGTGTAATTTCCAATTGATACTTAGTCAATGATGTAATTGCATACAGTAACTTTTGCTGTGATATTTCAGTCTGTACTGATGTTACAGACTGTGCTACACACTGTGCTACAAAGTTATGATTAACATATCCCGGACCAGCTTGTATCTGCTGCTTGTCTGACGTTGAATAGAACATGTCAAGTGTCTTTACTGCAGTTACTTCTGAATTAAGTGTAGGATTAACTGCAGCAAGCTGTATATCAGATACAGCAAGGCTATTTATGTTCTGTAAAAAGTTCTGTGTATATTTTTTACCTATATCAGAAGCAGCTATCTGGTTCTGATACTGATTTACAGTAAGTCCAGTAGGCAACATATCTGTTGCAGATACAAGAGCTGCTGCACACATTGAAAGCAATGAATTATAAGGGCTATCACAAGACGCTGACTGTTTAACTGACTGCCTGTCAAATGAGATTTCATCAAATGATATGGCATCATTGTTAACAGTGCCTATACCAATATCATTTGTAATAGAATTATCTTTTGTCTGGTCTTTCTGTTGTCTTGTTGATGTTGAATTATAGTGTACATATGCTGCTTGACCAAGTGTCTGTTGCAGATAGTTTGCTACAGAAATCTTTGGGCTAAGATAGTACATAAGAGGCCAAGTAAACAGTGCAAGCATTGTTGTCCAAGCAGCATTTGTGGAACCGGGTACAAGTTCTTTAAGAGATTTTATCTTAAATTCATAATCGCTGAACACAGATGAGTAAAATGACGCAGACTCATATTTTACTGAGTAATTGTTATTAAGTGGTAATTCAACAGCTATAAATTCACCATTTGAATATGTAAAATGAGAAATGATACTGGGAATATTTTTACTTATATACCACTGTTGCTCAGGTGTACCAACAATCTTATTACCTAATACACTCAATGTAGATAAGTCAGAAATATCAACTGAAGTATCACTGAGTACAGACATATCCTGTACAGTACCATTAAAGCCAAGCTTATCACAATATTTTGATGGTATCTCACCACCTGTCAGAGAACCATCAAGACCAACAAAACCATAACCATGTACAATAGGCTTAATTTTACCAGTATTAAGGTCAAATGGCACTGTCCACTGGTTCATATTATTATCAAAATGAATACCAAGCAGCAATATGCCTGATATAACAGTAGCAGTGAATTTAGCCTCTGATACAAGGTTACTAACAATAATATCAGAGTATGTCTGCATAACTAAATCATTAGCACGTAGTAATTCACCTATATTGCGTTTTACAAGTGGTACTGAAAATGACTTTACTGACATATTGTCTAATGGGTCATACACATGTACCTGTATAGTACCATTAGAACTAATAGTAACAAATCGTGCTGTTTCACCGGCATAAGCATTAGTACAAAAATACTGTTTAATGTCTGAAGTAATATATTCAATCTTGTCAAAGACTGCCTCATCATTAAATTTGTTACCATTCCAATCGTCTAGCTCCTCTGTCTTTACGCGTAGTACAAATTTATCTTTTAATAAAGCAAGCACATGTGCATTGTCTACCCACCAAAAGTTTTCTGTACTTACATCTGTGTCCCACTGCTGTTTAATAAACTGTAATTCATCTTCAGTGTTTACTCTCTGAATATGTTTCTGTTCAAGTACTGGTTTACGCGTGTCAATGAAGCAGAAATCCATTACAGACTTCTTATTACTGTCAAATAGACCACTACTTGTAATATCAACAGAATATTCTGTACCATTATAATTAAACTTTAGTACAGAAGGTGTGAGCCCTGTTACAGTTATATCTTTACTATTATATACACCAAATAAACTTGCAACAATTATTCTACTATCGATAGATGAAAACTTACAATAATAACCGCCACCAAAAGTCTCATTACATTCAATAAAAGATTTACCTTCATTAAATGAAACATAACACTGCAACTGTATATAGTCTATTTTATACTGTCTTGTACTATCCTGCATGTCCTGTAGCAACAAAATATTATTCTCAAAAGACAGCACCTTCATTCTAGCAGACTGTAAACCGTACATGTCTGTATTTCCTTTAAGCCAAAGGCGCTTAAATGAAATATCATAGTTATTATTAGACTGTTCAACTGTGTGCTTAATTGAAAGGTTCTGTATTTTTTTCATAGTATCTTTATTAAAGTCAGTAACAGTACCAAGTTCAACTTTAATAATATAGCCTGATATTGAATATGTATCATTAAGCAATGTTACATTATTTTCACTATTATCAAGTGTATACTTAATAGTAAACATATCTTCATCGGCATGTTTGAAAGTCAATAGCTGTTTTCTATTAATAAATAATGCTGCTGAGTCATAATCATCTGTAGCAGTAGTGTCAAACTGACCTTGCCAGTCACCTACGCCAAAAGAAACGCTATTAATTAAATTATTGTATACTTCTTCACTGAACTTATTACCGGGAATGAGTGAACTATTATCAAAAATAGATAGCATGGACTTAGGCGATACATAATTAAACAAATTATCATCTTCATCTTTTACTGATTGCGCTGATATAGTTAATGTAAGACTATAATCATGGTCATTAGAAACTGATGAATAATTTTTCTGTAATATGTATGCATTAGTATTACCATCAGTTGACTGTATTTTTTTAATGTCACCTGACATAATGTGCCCCGGACAATAAGATAGTACTTCTTGTGCTCCGTCATTAGTATTACCATAAAACATATACATCTTATTTCTGGTAGCACAGAGTGCAACAGAAATATTTAGCTCAGACATATATGCAGCATATTGCAGTTTATGTGTAAAATAATTAGACCCTATATCTTCATCATCAAGCCACAGTTCAGTCGGCAATCTATTAACAGTAGTACTTTTCTTAAGGACAAAAATGTTAGCAATATTACTTTGTGTAATAGTACCAGCATCTTCTTTTATATATAAATCAGATGCAACATGGCCTATGCAAGCTGTCCCCCAAAAAGCAGTTTTTCCAGATAGCTGAGACATATAATCCCCAGCAGAGTTAGAAAGGTCAATGTAACCCGCACAAGCATGCGAAATAGGGTCACCTGACTGCGCAGCACCGACTATTTGCATTTTAACCGTATCATTAGAGCTATAAACAAATATCGGGGTGTTAAGCCAACCACCATGTATTATAAACCGTTGTGTATCAGATACAGTTATTTTTTTACTTTTAATTTCAACGTATGGGTCAACATGATGTATATATAACATGTTTAATATCTTATCTTTATTAAGCCTGTTACTATAAGTAATAGGCAAATAAAATGATATTGTTCTATTACCATGAATAGTATTATCTGAGTCAACAATCCAGTCATACTGTACATCTATACTAACATAAACACCATGGCAAGTTAAACCATGAAAACTCTCTGTAATATTATATTTGTCTGTTGCGTCATAACAATGCTCAAATATTTTAATATTAGGTCTATAAAGGGGTTTATTGTATTTACGTACGTTAGCTGTTGTTTTTATTTTGTACGACCATAGATGTATGTCTAAATACATTTCATCACCGCTACTTAGAATATCTCCAATATTATCGACAGGACTTGCACCCTCTGTATCATATATAAAACCAGCTTCTGCATACATACCAAACCATACAGGAATATTCTGAATTATTGTCTGTTTGTTATAGCTGTCTGGTAAATCACCACGTGAAGCATAGTTTCTGTATAATTTATCCTGAAAAATATCACCTTGCTTATCTTCAACTGAACAAGTCCACTTATTAAAAGGCAAACTATCAGATGCCTTGCTGCTTACAGTATTTGTAACTGCACTTGCAGTAAAGTTTATAAAAAACGGAAAAAATTCAGTAACACTACAACTAGGTAAATCAGTAAATGTTAGTGGAAGCTGGAAACTTGCTGTTGTATTTTTATATGTGCTATCTGCATTAAAATTATTAGTTACAGGTACTGTCTTAAGTTCTACACCATTGTAAGATATTGTTAAATTATCATTTTGCAGTGACAAGTTAAAATAACCCTGTTGCCATACAGCCTTTGAATTTGACAATGCAACAAACTGTCCAATTGTATAGTCACCATTCTTAATGTCAGCAGGAGCAGTCATACCATCAAAAACCAAGTCTACTTTGACAGTATTATCCTGTAACTGTATAGTGGCAATATAGTCGCTTGACAACTTGAAGCCTACCCCGTTAAAAGTAATATCTTTATTACCAGACAAAACAGGTTTATCTGACATATTCAAAGAGTCAAAAGTAAGTGTAAAATCTTTATCATTGATTTTACCAGTAATAGCAGGATTTGCACCAGAAGAAACTTTTATATTTTCAGCAGTAGTATTTATAATCTTACTACTCGGAGTGTAATAAGTTGAGCCAATTACCTTATCATTACTATTCTTCACAAATAGTTTATATGTAGGATTATTATATATCTTTTGCTTTGATACAGTAAAAGCTTTTGGAGTAGTCTCAACAGAACCTTCTGTAAACTTAAACTGATAAACATCCCAGCCAGCTGCCCAACCATCGTGTTCAAAGCGTAAAGATGATGGCATATATTTACCCTGATACTTCTGTCTATTATGCTGAAACTTAGGTTCTTGTACAGATACAAGCATATCAGATGAATGGACGTCAAGTCCTGAGTCAAGAGGTATTTTTATTTTAGTTCCACCTTCCATATAAACTCCTATAATTTAGCAATGCCATCTTTAACATCATTAATATATGCTGCCATCAAGAACTTATGTACAGTAACAGGTACATCAATACCTAGTGCCTCAAACTTAATAAGTATAACAGCAACTGCCATAATAATATCAGTAATATCAATCCAATATGGTAAAGTATCAAAAGTAACTTCACCATTGATAACATCAAGAAGAATACGTGCTGTTGCCAACTTTGTATAATCCATTGGTGTCTCTTCCATCTTTGCCTCTTCAGACAATGGGTCATTCAAATGTACTGGTTGCATCTGAATATAACTCTGGTCAATAAGTTTTGCAACAGTCTTCCAGTCAATTGCACGTCTATCACCTGCTTCTTCAGGATATTTAGCAAAAAAGTCAATATACATTTTAAGTAATGACTTTATATACTGAGACATGCCGGCCATCTGTGCTTGGAACACACTGTCACGAGTCTGGTCCAAGGCCACTACAGCAGCAGCACTACGCATGTTCTCCATATCAAAAGAAGCATTCTGTATACCTGCCAACTCATACATAGTTGTCTTATGACTCTGTATCTCAGCATCAAGCTGTGGGTCAAGTGGTGTCGGATTGATTACAGTCATCAATTCTGTTGTTGCACGTGAGCTATCTATGTATAATGCCTCACCTGCGCCATTAGTAATTGCCTTCATAGCAATATCAACATCAGAATTAAAAACAGGCACTGCACCTTTATACATATGAATAATCTGCTGTTTCTTGGCGGCTATTCTATTTATCTCACGCTGAATAGGATATAGCAGGTCAAACATTGAGCTTGTCAGCTGTCTACTGAAACTTGTGTCCCATTGGAATGTAGTCATAAGTACATTGTCAAATGGATATTCAGCAGGAGGTAATGTCTTGCCATTAATAGTAACATATACCTCGTGTTTAATACAATCAAAAAACATACTGAACTCTACTGCGTTACGTCCAGCAATAGACTCAAGCAATTCTTTTGTCTTGTCATCTTCCATGTTTTTAATATATATAAATACATCAGTAACAGGAAAAGCATAATCACGATAAAGCATCTGTTTAATATGCTGCTTGTTAAACTGACTTTCAAATATGCCTACTTCATAATCATTTGCTTTAACAATAGAGTGAGTATATGGGTCAATAAAAGCATGAGAATAACCAAGTACTGCAGCATTGTGGAATGCTTCAATGCTTACGCGGTTCAAGTCATCATTTCTGATTAACTTACGCAGAATACGTTCTACCTCATCTTTGTATACAATATACTCATAAGACTGTTCTTCAGACATGAGCTTAGGTAAAAATGAAATTGTACCAAGACGAGAAGTAATCTGGTCAACAATTTGCTTGAGATAATTATAATTTGTACCATTACCTGTATCTACACGCTCTTGGTCCATAGCAGTAAATGGTGGTACATTATAAGATGCTTGGTTCCATTCAGATGCCTTAAGAGATGGAAACATCTTGTTAAAAAAAGCGCATATCTTTAGAAACTCACGAGAGTACTTTGCTTCTATAATAGCATTCAAACGATGAAAGTCATTTGAAATACCTTCAGGTATCTGCCAATCATCTGTATTTTCACCGGGGTACAATGTTGGGCGATATTCACCATTTATCTTATCCTGTGACCAATTCATATTTATCTCCTAGAATGCTCTGCAACAAAACGCTGTATAGCTGTATCATCATCAAGGTGATTGAAAATACTGTCATCAAACTTCTGTACAGAGTCTGCTTCTTTTGCCTTATCATAAGTCAAAGTATATTTAATACCCTGTTTGTCTGTTATCTCTAAAGACATAGGTGTATTTTGTATCTTACTTGCTTTAACAAGCAGTAATGCAAGAAAGTCAAATGACCAAGACTGTTGTTGTAACAACCTAATTGCCTTACGTCGTTTGACCTGCTCAAAATGTATCTCTACTATTTTCCTAAATAATGAAGGCTCTTTTGGAACCTTCACTCTTTTCTTTTTTTCCTTTGTCATTGTCCCATCTCCATTATGCCATTGACAATATTACGCTGCTTTAATAAAGGAGTATAACTGTCAAGTATGTCATTCCAAATATACTTCTTGTCTTCATCACTGACAATACTATTTGGGTCATCTTTAATCATATCTGACAAGTAGTCTGCAGCTGCATGTCGCTTATCAGCCGGGTCCTTCCATTTATATACAGTATCATTAAACTTGTCATAATCAAATCTATCTGTAATGTCTTTAGTAAGACGCAGCTCTTTTACAAGCATCTCTTCAGGGAAGTCACGATAACCAACAGTCTTACCTTTCTCAACATCATTTGCAGTATATATCTTGTTCAATGGTGCCTGTACAAGATATATACGACTTTTAGCATTATTACTATCATCATAACTTTGTACAGTGTCAAATGTTTCATATATTGCTTGCATAAGGTTATCTATATTATCAAGGCTCCATTTGTCAAATGTTTTAGGTGTTTGTTTTAATTTATAACGGTTCTCATAATAATGACTCCAATTATTATCGCTAAGCCCACGTGCATAATTATCAAGCATGTTATCAATATTAGCATAGCCTTCATTAATATCATCTTTTTGAGCCTCTGATAATTTACCAAGGTTCAGTCTGCCTTTTTCGTCTACTTCATTCTTTTCATTATTAAATGCCTCTTTAAGAAGCTGTGTTACAGAGCTAGGATATGCAGCAGCAGCTTCAAACCAATCAGCATCTTTTGGTAATTGTTGTGCTGTATCACTATCATACCATACAGTGCCATCTTTCTTTATACTGAACAATGGAAACCTTTCATGAATATCTGCAATAGTATATAAAGAGTGCTCAGGGTCAGACAGGCCAATAGTAGACAGCCCCCTATGTAACACATCTGAACGGTCAACGCTTTTATTTTCAGGTACATAAGAGTCATATTGGTCAAGTCCTTTTAATTGTCTAGTTTTTTCTTGCGACTTACGATTAATTCTATCATGTAGAGTATTATCATCATATGTATACTTTGCTTTTGACTGTACATAAGGAGAATATAACCTGCCATCAGGGTCTTTCTTAAATATCCTGAAAAGATAACCATCAGTATTCCTATCCATAATTATTTCCTTCCATTCTTTGCAAAGTCATCAAGTATCAAAAGAGTACGCGCGCCATAATCCTGAACACTATTATACTTTTCAGGATGTTGCATAATAAAGTCAAGAATATCCTTCTTGTCTTCTTTATCTATACCCATCTGATTGAGCTTTGTTTCAAATGACGGGTCTTTATACATGTGGCGCAAGAGCCCATTATATACATCACGAACACCTGACATACCACCTTTACGTCCTATAAGCTGATGCTGTTCTCCTGTTGAATTTGTAATTAAAGAACGTGCAAGTTTCTTTTCTTTAAGTTCCTGCTGTTCTTTCTGATAATCAGCTACATCTTCTTCAATAGCAGCATTCCTATTTGCAATCTTCTCATCGCTAATATACTGACGTAGTGCCTGATGTAAATCTTCCTTGTTCAAATCTTCAAAATAACCCGGACGTCCTGCTATCTTCAAATTGGCAAGGTAATAATCTCTTGGACGAATTGTTCCTTTAGCTGTCGTAGATGTTTTACCTGTATAATCTGCAAAAGTAGGTGCTTTACCCCAAGATTTCCAGTTCAATGCTGAAGATGGGTCATGTATAAGTTCCCATGCTTTTGCTGGGTCTGTGTCCCACATAGGATGACTAAAGTTATAAATAGGCAAATCCTGTGTCAATGGAATAGGTATCCAAACTGGTTTACCTTCAGAATTAAGCATAAATGCACCTGTATTTGGGTCGATTCTAGGTACCCAATGGTCAGTAGGGCGAGGTCCCTTGCCTTCAGGGTCATTTGATGCATCATACTCAGGGTCTTTGTAATTATACAAAGGTGCAAATAATGGGTTAAAGTCCATTGAGTCATTGAGAATATTAGTCAATATCGCTGAACGTGAGTTACTGCCTCTTGGAGAAGGTGCATCAAGTTTACGGGCATACAAAAAATTATCATGACCACTTGCATCTTTACCAAATGGCTGTGTAGGTGTTTCTGTATTACCAAAACCAATAAGACCTACACCTCTATTCTCCTGAGGATTATACATAGACAATGGATTATTACCAAAGCCATAATAAGCATACAATTCTTTTACTTTATGGGGTATATTTTCTACTTTACCTTCAAAAATATTATCTTCACCATGACGTGCAGAAAGCTCTGGAACAGTTCTTTTGAGAAATTTATACATATCTGGTCCCATTTCCACTTTTGATGGATATGGGTCTGTGATACGATTACCAGTATCATCATAAATATCTACATTAAATGTAGGTGCAGCTTTTTCAAAACGGTCAATGCCACTATATGCACGTCCATAGCCATAAGGTAAAGTAACTACTGTTTTCATATTTTATCTCCTTACATTCCTATAACATTCCACAATGCATAACGCATTGCCGGTAACAAGTCTGGGTGGAAAGCTTTACTATCAACTTCCTTATATACTTCGCCATTAGGTCCACGCTTCAGAATAGTAGACGCAGCTTCATGTTCACATTTACCACCTTTTATCAAAAGCATATCACCACGGCGAAGTACATCACGTATCTTATCATACATAATTGAGCGGTCAGTCTTATGTGCATTCTGAATATTCAATCGTAAATCAGAATAATCTTCACCGTCCAAACGTATATTAATATTAAAGTAATCAGTAAGATGCTGGTCACTATCATCTGCATCCCACAGAATACGTTTATTTGCTTCTTTTGGAGAGAGCTCAGGGAAATAATCTATTGCTGTTCGCCATGCTGCTTTAACTTGTTCACCTAGAAATTCCAACTGTGAAATTGAACGGTCCATGATGTCAAGGCGATTGAACTTATCTTCCCAGAACTGATAACCACGATGCTCATCATCATTCCATACAGCGCCCCAAATAGTGTCATTATCACCTACACCATAATCAATACCAAATACAATACGTGTAGGTTTAATATTTGGAATTGCTTCTCTGCGGTCATATACATGGAACTCTGGATATAGTAACAGGTCATCGTCATAAGCCCATTCACCATTATACTCACGACGTGCAAATGAACTTGACCAATCTAGCCCCTTGTCATGTAAAACTTTCTCAACAAATTCTTTACGAGTTTCAACATTTACTGGATGTGGGTTATCACGCCATGTCCATGCAAAATGTGGAACGTCCCAAGTCTTCCATACTTTTTCACCATAAGTACCTTTAACACGTGGAGGTGTACCTGCACAAACGAACATATAATCATCTGCATAGTCCATCTGCATAGGTTCAAGAACTTCACGCTGCATATACTCAAGAAGTTCACTCTTAAGATGGAAGAATTCGTCTATTACAATTACTTTTGCCGCTTTACCACGTATCTGGTCAGGGTCTTTTGTATTAGACAAACCACGTATAATGATATTTGAACCATTGTCCATGTGCTTCCAATCAAAACGCATACCACGTTTATTCTTGAGCTGACATACTTCTATAATGTCCTGTGCCGCCTTGTTAACAAGTGCCTCTGATAACTCCATCGTTTCACCGATATACATTACAGTGGTACGTGGTTTACGTAAACATTCAATCAAGAGTAATGCTGTAAGAAGGTGTGTTTTACCTGCACGACGTGAACAACAAATGAGCTTGACACCATTTCCACTGTTCAATACCTCAAGCTGCTTGTCAAACAGTGTCTTGATAATTGCATAAATATTATATGCATTATCATAGTCATACTCTACCTGCTTTGTTTCTGCAGGACGCCCGTCAACGCGGTCATGTAAATAAATAGAAAGACGGCTGTCTCCATGTAATGCCCTTTTATACATTGCACGTTCCAATGCATCTTTACGCTGGTCTGTATCACGAAATGATGTTAATACAAGCTCATTAACAAGGTCATACTGCCGTTGTGCTTCACGTATACGTAACTCTATAAGTTTTGTCTGGTTCTTTGAAACAGCATAAGTTTTTACTTCACCATTTTCATCTGGGACATCTATACCACCTGTAATAGCTGCAGCTGTCAAAATATTTTGCCAAGATGCATATGTATTCTCTACTAACCTTAATGCATACTGTGGGTCATTCTGAATGAACTCTTGTACTGTTTTATTTGCTGCACGTGCTACTTCAAAAATGCTATCAAACTGTGGAAGACTATCAAATGACTTTTTATTTTTTACAGGAAGTATATCATCGCCTGCAGGCTGTTGTAACATTTTACGAATTCCAACAGAAAAAGACTCTTTGGAATTTATATCAGTCTGCTGCTGAATATGAGACTCTGCTTCATGTTCTTTACTAAATGTAGCCCAATCGTCAATATCACTAGCTACTATTACTTCCTGTTTCTCTTCCATTATAACACTCTTATGTAATCAATTTTCTTGAACAAATCAAGAACAGCCTGTACTTTATCAGATGTTACCGCTATACGGATAATCTGCTCATTTTTGTTCTCAGACAGTTTTCTTTCAGTATGCTTTCTGTGAACAAATTTATTTATTGCAGGTGCATGATACTCAGGTATTTTCGCACAGAAAGATACTGCTCCTTCACGTGTAATTTTACCATAAGATGATGTAATCTGCAAAAGTGTTTTTCTTGCTTGTTCCTCTGTATCTGCATCAACATATATTACAGGAAAATCCTGTGTTGCAATGTCATTGTCCTGTAATGCAAGTTCTGTTAATGCAGCCAGTCTACCATGGCCATCAAGTAGACTATTTACTTCATCATGTCGCCACACTGCAAAAGGCATAAGTAAACCTTCTTCCTTTATACTTTTTGCAAGGTTATTAACATCTCTACTTGTACGACGTTTAAGGTCACCCTGAAACGGTGTAAGCTGCCCAAGTCTTATCACCTCTGGGGTTTGACACATAACTTTGACCATACTATTTCCTCCAGTATTTTACTACATTATACTTTATAAATGTTCCTTTGTAAATATACTAAAATTATCCTGAATAATTTTTCACGTATTATATAGAAGGAACTTGTTTTCATTAACTAAATTAAATAAGAACATTTTCATAATTATATCTTAAAAGCATAACATTCACGAACAGGCGTAGCATGTCTACACATAAAAGCAGGTTGTGCACGAACAGGAGGAGTAGTGATTGCTGCTTGTAGCTGTTTACATGAATATATTAAAAATTTTTCGTTTTATATGTTTTTCAATTCACATAAAAAATAATTTTTTTCTGTCTGAAATTAAAAAAATAACGTTAAAAATTTTTATAACATTCATATTGACCGAAAAAATCAAGCATAACTTTTTTAACATTACATGTAGCATGTGTAACGTGCGAGACAGTTCTTGAGCACCTGTTCTTGTTCCATAAGACTTGTTCTTGAGCACCTGTTCTTGTTCCATAAGACAGTTCTTGAGCACCTGTTCTTGTTCCATAAGACTTGTCCGTGAGAGCAGAGCATCGTCGGCTTGTGTTCCTATTAATCCTCTGCTATTGTTGCCTGAGGTTTTTTCCAAGTTGCGGGCAAAAAAATTTCTGTGCCTGTTTTCGTACTTAAGCGTATAACCAAAATAAATATATTATAATAACATTATAAATTAAGTCTGATGCAGATTTAATAAATAAATAGCCAATAAAATAATAGGCTAGATTAATTATCTGTGCCCATTATATCTTAATAAAGATATTGGTTATTTTAATTATTGTTCTATGTCCGAGGTCCTAGAGACTTTCCGATTACTGCATTCGTCGAGTGCACGGAAAATACTTCTAGGTCCATAAGCATAGAAAACTGCATCAGCGGGAGCACAAAGATGGCTAAAGAAGAACTCGAAACAATCGCCGAGAAATTTGGCAAGGTTCCAGCTGAAATTACGAAAAAGGCAGACATCATTGCCGGAGGGTACATGACAGAAGAAGAGTTTGCAGAACTCCCGAACTGTCCACGAAGTACACCAATGGCTTCTGCTACAGCTTGGCCGAAAATTGGTGGCCGAAAAACATATCCATTAAGCGGTGCGCTTAATGCAGAAGAACGTCGTATGTATTACGACTACAAAAAGAATCACAAACCGGGAACAGTCTCAGTCGGTAAAGGACCTTCTGAAGAGGTCCAGAAGCATATTGACTCAATCCGTGCCTTCTTAAAAGAGAAGGGTACGCCGGAGTTGATTGCTGAATTCGAGGCAATCATTCCACAGAAGAAGATAGGATTGGTCGAAGAAATGTTCGGGGTATCAAGTCCGAACCTGCTCACCGGAAAAGTCAACTTGGCCTATGTAATGTTCCGTGGGCCGAACGGGGAATTCGCGAAAGAACTCCAGCCTAATGGAGCAGACCTCTTCGCCAAGGGTTTTATGCCGAAGTACGGTCTTCAGCAGATAAAGGATAACCTTGCTAAGTTGGAGGCCAAAGGCATCAAAATGTCAGGATGCATCGTGGACCTTCAGTAGAGTTATTCTGATAGACACAAGATAGTAGTGTCTTGTGCCTATCAATGATGACTTTATATCAAGGTGGCAAGAAAATGAAAAACACAAAGATGTCAAAGAAGGCTTTCCGCAAGGCCTTTTACAAATAAATAGGAGCAGCATATAAATATGCTGCCTGAATGATTAATACAACTGAAGAGGAGATAACTCAATTTCCTCAAGCAATCCAGAACGGTTGCAGATGGGCAGCTAATTTTGCTACATGGGCAAATGCTCAAGCAGATAAACTTGGGATATACTCAGATAACTTCTGGGCCGTCTTGCTAGGGTGCTATGCCATGGCACGTCAGCAGGACGGCGGTTGGACAACTGCTATATATTCAGTAGATAAATTTGGCTGCCGTAAGTACATCAATAACTTCTGCTATGAATTCAATGGCAATCGTTGGATTAAGCAATAAGGAGTTCGGGAAACTTGATGCTTTCTATGATTTTAAGGTCATTGAACTATAGAAGGAGGCACAAAGATGTCAAGTCTACAAAAGACAGCAGTCGATGCTGCTTGGAATAAGTTCCGCGAGCTTATTCTTAATCCTTACGCAGTGCAGCGTTACTATGCTATCCAGAACGGACGCAAAGATGCTTGGAAAAATTTATCCAAAAATAAATGGAGGAACAAATGTATATTAGAAAAGACATTTACTCAGTGCTGAATGGGATGCAGTCAGTATTGAGTAAGTTCAAGGGAGACTCTATAGATATACTTCCAGCCAAACATGGTTTCTACTTGCTTTTGAATAAGGATATGAATCTTATTCTAAAAGCAATAGTAGATGAAGATAAAGTGCTTGAAAAAGCTGGCAAATTACGATATACAGAACCTGTTTGGACACGTCTCTTTCTTCTTAAAGAAGACATTTGTAATGAATGCCAATGTATAGCTGATACACATCTGTTTGAACGTATATGTAGAGAAAATTATATAACACCTGTTATTATTCCATATAACTGCTTCTTTGCATTGGAGAACCCGGAACTTCTACAAAGACTTCCGGATTATATTTTTGTTGATATATCAGATTGGTAAGGAGAATATATGCAGAAAATTGAAGACTGGCTTAAGAAATATAAGAAGTGCGAGAAGTACCTTTCAAAACAGATTAATGAAAGGTTTAATGGAAACAAATCAGCCTATTACAGGTATCTTGATGCACTTGTAGCAAAGTGTTTGAAAGAAAACTGTTCCATTACTAAAGCAGATAATCTGCTTACAAAGGAAATCTTAGAAAAGGCTGTATTATATAAGCAGCCTTTATTCAGACAGATAGTTTATGCATATCTTATTGGAAGGAGTGAAAAATGAAAGCAATACCAAAATTTAGCAAATCGTCCTCAACTGATATGTTGTTTATGGGTAATGGTAAAAGGATTAAGCATATATTACAGTCACTTGTAAATGATGCACATATAATGGTGTATCATATAAAAACAGAAATAAGCATGACTACTGATGATAGTTATGCTGCTATCAATTTCCTTTATAGATTTGGATATTACTCAGATTTATTTTATCTTCAACTTAGCAAAATAAAAGGGAGCGAAAAATGAAAAATGAAGAGATTATCAAGAAAGTTCAGGCAAGGAATTTTGACTTGTTGTGTGCACTTTCTGCTGGTGCAGAAGAAGATGTTAAAGCGATGCTTGTATCTTCTATCTGTACGGAAGAAGAAGCTAATGAGCTATGCTATACAAAAGAAAAGTATAACTGTAATGATTTCATCATTTATGAAAATGATGATACACTTGTATTTGATTATAAAGGGCACACCTTTACTATTCAAGTACTAACTAATGTACTGGACAACAAGTCACTTGAAGTATATCAGGTTGTATATATACCTGACTTAAAGAATAATTTTGTAGGTAAATTTACTATACTTGATTGTTCTTGGAGTAGTGTATTGTTGCCTTGTACTGGGGACATGGTTAATGAACTTGTACAGAATGCAGTAAAAACATTTTGTTGTAATATGGAGTGGTAATATGTGTTTCATAGGAATAGCAATCTGTTTTACTTTAACAATAATACTTGCTATCATTGATATAACATTACATTGGAAATAATATGAACTGGAAACATGCTGGAAGACCAAGTACTAAGTCAAAAGATAACAAACCCGAATGGCTTGAGCAGCCTTGGACAAAAGAAGAGCAAAGTATTATTTCTGCTACAGAAAGAAATAGTACTGTAATGCTTGCTATAATGGTTGTGAAGCAATGGATTCGTGACGGGAAGCCAAAGTCTGAATTTGAAGGTGTAAGACCTTGGCTTAATTTAATACAAGAGTCTATTAAAGACAAGGACAATAAGCAATGAATAAAACAGACAAAAAGTATCTAAAGATTATTGAAGAACAGATGAAACAGTTCCGTAATATAATGGAACAATGGCAAAAAGAAGACGGCAGAGCATTTACAGGTTTGACACAAGATAAACGTGGTACAATTTCATTAGCAACTATATCATGGTCAATGCAGCAATATGATGGACCTGATTTGGATAAAAAACTTAAACCAGCTACACTGAGTTTTTGCTATGGGTTATCTGAAGCAGATAAAATGATTGAGCATCGTTTTTATGCTGGTGATTATACAGTAACTTTACAGTATAAAAAAGGTGAACAAGTAGCAGAATATAAAAATGACTGTTTAGCATATGGGTCAGAGGAGGTTGAATGAATAAAGATTATATGCTTGCTGCAATACGGCAACGTATAAAAGACCTTGAGCAAATTTATTATACTGCATGCAATAATAAAACTTTGTCAGGCAAGCAGTTAAGTAAATCTGGAGCAGCAGTGCTAAGGTCACATACTAAAAGAGATATATGTATACTCACTCTCATAGAAGAGTTACTTGTGACATCAACATTAGTAAACATCGTAAATGATGATGCTATTGCTGGATTTGATAAACTTATGAAGGAGTAAAATAATGGATAGTAAGACATTCAAAGAAATGATTAAGAAGCATCAGGTAAAACAGTTATTTATACTTGATGCAGGTATTAGCAAATTTTATCGTATTTACATTGATACATTTGACCCGAAAACAATATGGAAGGTAACGTGGGAAGTCATCCTCAACAATAAAGTAGATAAATTCATTGACCGCATTGATTATGCGACTTTTGAAGGAATAAAAGAATTATATAAACAGCAGTGTAGACATGACCTAACAGAGTACATTGCTTTTGTACAAGAGCAGTTTGATAACTGTATAATGGAGCAGAAGAAGTTCTGGCTGACAAAATTGCGTGGGCTTTTGTTCTCAGCAAATGATAAGCGGGTATATTAAAGCAAGTCTTTGGTCAGGAACAAGTCTTGTTACTTGTTCCTTGATTATAAGTCGGTGTTTATAATTATCGGTTAATATGAATATAATAAAAATTTTTAATATTATTTTTTTAATTTCGTACGAAAATATTTTTATTTTTTACGTGTTACAAAAATAAAATATAAAATAATTTTTAATATATTCACATGACTAAGGATAAAAGTTATATATTACAGATTACGTGATGATATTTGAGCTGTATTTACATCGTTCGAGGACGTTGTTATTGCTGCTCTTATATATTATATAAAGTTTGAGTAGTTTAAGTATTTATCTGCTACACAAGGAGTATTGAATATGAGTAATAGGTTTTATGTAAATGATGCACAGATTTTCGGTAATAATGAAATGTTTCCAAAAACATATGAAGAACTTAAAAAACAAGGTGCTGAATGGACTGAAGATTTTACATTTGAGGAAATCGAGATAACAGACCCACAAGCACTTATGGATGCTGTTGAGCAAGATGTTTTTGAATTTCTAAAAAAGATTACCACTGAAAATGTTATTGAAAATAATAAATTTATAAAAAATAAAGATTTTTCAGAAGTTCACGACAAAGAACTTGCGTGGAGTGATTTTGAAAATGATATAAAAATAAGAATATATTCAGAAAATGGTGAAATAAGACCTCATGTTTGGAGAAACATTGCTTGGTGGGTCGAAGAAAAAAGATTTTTGACAAGTTTCAATCTTTATCAAGTAATTAAAAATGATGTTTATTTTGATGATAAGAAAAATAAACTTATGCTGAAAGATGGTCATAGAATAATAGCAAATATGTATTGATTACTATAATAATTTGGAGGTACAAAATGAAATTTGACAAAAACAGGGTTTATACTGCATTGAATGCAGATGAATTAAAGAAAGGTGACAAGGTTATTACAACCTATGGTCTTGTTTCACTTAAAGCATTTGTAACTGCTGACTATACATCAGAAAAATTATTAGATATAATTGAAACAATACAATTAATAAAGCCTGATAACTTTGAAAACAGAATTGTAACTGAGGTAGGTAATTTCCCATTTGCTTATCTTGTGGAACAAGTAAAAGAAAAGAAATATAGACCTTATAAGGATACAAGTGAAATGATTTCTGACTTTTGCAATCGGTTTGTGAAAAGAACATTTGATGCTTCTGAATTACCGATGATTTGGATAATGGATAAATCTACTATAATAAAAAGTCTTATAACAGACTTTTTGAAATATAAAATCAACATATCGAATGTTGGAATAACTTTGTCGGAATTATTTGATGGTTATACATATCTTGACGGCTCACCGTGTGGTGTGGAGGAGTAGAAAATGACAGAAGAAGAACTTTTGACAGAACAAGTTAGAGCTATAGTTAAGAAAAGGTTTAGAGATATGAAAAATATTTGAAAGAGAAAAAAGTGAAGGAGGAAATAAAATGAAAAAGCTTTTATTGTATATATGGCAATTGCCTCAGAATGTCTTAGGTTTACTTGTAATACTGTTTACAAAAGCTAAGAAATACTATAACAAAGGAAGTTACATTTACATAAGCAGTTGCTCAAACTTTGGTGTATCTTTAGGCAATTATATTATCTTTGGTACTAAGACTGTCTGCTGTACATCAACGGCTATAAAACACGAGCAAGGTCATCAGAGGCAAAGTCTATATCTTGGCTGGTTGTATTTATTTATTATTGGACTGCCTTCTGCTTGTGGAAATGTCTATGACAGATGTTTTCACAAAAATTGGAGACATCAAGACAGAATAAGCTGGTATTACAGACAGCCTTGGGAACACTGGGCAGACAGACTTGGCGGTGTCAAGCGATAAAAGTTTTAGGAGGAATAAACTATGATATATAAAGCAAAGTTTAACCAATTAAACAATGATTTATTTTGGAATTTTTATAAGTTAATTAAAACAGATAAAGGTTATGAGTACTTTACTAATACTTGGAGTGGATACAATGATGCTAATTGGTGGAATAATGTTGCACCTCTAAAGCAGGCTAGAACAGCTACGGTTATAGGTGATAAAGGAACAGTGAAGGTATTTAAGATAAACTTCAAAGCTTGTGAAGTTGAAGAAGTTAAGGAGTAATGTATGATAGGTTACAAAGCATTTGATAAAAATCTTTGTTGTAGAGGTTTTCAGTTCGAGGTTGGTAAGACATACAAGACAAATGTCTCTGCGGATAAAATGAAAATTTGTACTGATACAGTTTTTCATTATTGCAGGGAGCTGTTTATGATTGAAAAAGTGGGCACTTATATATTGTCAGAAAGTCGTATCTGTGAAGTAATTGCAGGAGCTTTTGTGCAAGATGGTGCAGTATACGGTACGAATGAGCTTACAATTTTACGTGAAATTGTAGGTAAAGAAAAACTTAATTTAATCAACAATAAAGGTAACCATAATAGTGGCAACTTTAACACTGGTGATTGTAATAGTGGTGATTGTAATAGTGGTGATTATAATAGTGGTGACAACAATAAAGGTAACCATAATAGTGGCAACTTTAACACGGGTAATTGGAACAGTGGCAGCTGTAACAATGGTAAATATAACGCAGGTAACCGTAATAATGGCAACTTTAACACGGGTAATTGGAACAGTGGTGACTGTAACACAGGTGACCTTAATAGTGGCAACTTTAACAC